CGTGGCCGATGACGGCCGGTGCCGAGGCGAAGCGGTTGGACAGGTGCAGCCGGAGCTGGTCGCCGCCGAGGCTGGTCCGGACCGCCATCCTCAAGGTCTGGTTGTTCCAGCCGCCGACGGCCGGCGCGTAGCCGAGCGCAGCGTTCCACGTCGAGGTCCAGCCGGTTGCCGCCGTGGCCGGTTCCGTCACCGGGGCCACGAACCGTACAGGCTGCGGGCTGTTGGCCGCGAAACCGAGTACCAGCAGAGCCGCAACGAACCCGCGAGCCAGGTGGCGGATCAAGTGGCGACCCATCAGGACACCGACTCGTAGGTGATGGTGATCTGGAACTGCACGCCCGCGCCGCTGAAAGCGGCCGGGTTCGCCGCGCCCATGAAGTTGGCGCTGCCGTTGATCAGCGCATTGACATTTCCGGGCGTTCCCTGGGAGATGAAAGAGGTCGCGGTGTAGAAGGTTCCGGAGCCCGAGGTGGAGATGCCCATGCTGCCGCAGTGTGCGATCTGGTTGGTCGGGACACCGGTGACCGCGGCGACAATCGGCAGCGTCCACGAGTAGTAGCCGGTCCCGAAGGTGGTGGTGGATCCACTGTTCAGCTCGATTTTGGCCGTGACCAGGCGTCCCACCTTGGCGTAGTAGCCGATCATCGTGCCGTTGCCGAGCACGGGCGCCGTGCCGTTAGACGTCCACAGCGGCGCATACGAGGACCACGCGGCCTGCTGCGTCGCGGTGTTCAGGTCGGACGCCAGCACCCGCTGGCCCGCGAAGAAGGGAACGCCCATCAGCTCTCCATCACATGCTCAAGATCATGGGCTGCCACAGCCTCACGTCGGTTCCGTTGGGCTGCGCCTTCACCACGCCGTTCACCGACCGCGTCACCGTGAAGGTCTGCGGGGAGGCCGCGCCGGTGATGTTCGTGACCGTCATCCGCTCACCGCCCACCGCGATGTCGAAAGGAAAGTCCCCGGCGTTCGTCGTCCACAGCGGCGAGCCGGTCGCCGCGCCCGTCGTGGCCACCTGGATCGTGGTCTCGGTGCCGAGCGGGTAGTCCTTGGCCAGCGTCGAGCCGTCGGTGTCGGCGTGTCCGAGCACGGGATCCTCCAGGATCGCGACCTCGTACGGCGACTCCGGAGAGCAGTTGATCACCATGCTGTGTTCGAAGATCCCGAGCGTCTCGGTGTAGCCCTGCACGATCAGCGAGATCGGATCCGGCGGCAGCTCCGGCGGCGGGTTGACGATGACGATGCGGTCGCCGATGTCAAGCGTGAGCGCGGCGTTCATCAGGTCCGTGTTGCTGGTGAAGCTCTGGTGCCGCAGGTTCAGACTGATCTGCGGGTACCGTGGCTCGTTTACGGTCCCCAGATGCAGCCGCCAGCCGGCGGCGTCGGCGAGCAGGGCATCGGATGCCAGGGACAACTGGTACTGCGTCTGGTAGTCGCCGACACCGGCCGGGGGCGCCTGGACCGACAGCGGACCGCTGGTCTGCACCAGCGTGGCCGAGCTGCCGTTGATGCGGGAGACGATGACGTCGTTGCGGACCTGCTGGTCGTCATCAACCGGGGACAGCGCGGCAGCCAGGTGGTGCTGCGAGTGGTCCAGGGTCAGCCGCGCAGGCTGGTTGTACATGGAGGCGCGGGTCCGTATCCCGATGCCGACCTGGTCGCGCGGTTCGAATATCACGCTCGCGGCGGTGTCCGGAACCTGTTGCAGCAGCGATGAGAACGTGTCGATCGACTGGGCACCCATGCCGACGGGGGAGCCCGGGCCCGGGTCGTTGTCGAACCCTGATGCCGAGGCGACCACCACCGGGTTGATGTTCTGCTCGAGACACAGCCGGGTGAAGCGGGACGTCGAATACAGGCTGTTGTTCGGCTGCACGGCGTCCGGCGGCTCGCCGGACCACGCGTTCAACGCGCCGAACAGGTCATACAGGGAGTCCCACGTCGGCTGATAGGACACGTGGCCGATGGACGTCGTGAGCACCCCTACGGGGGCGGTGGCGATGTGGTTGTTCACGGTCAGGCTCGTGGCGTTGCCGACCGTCCCGGCGATGGAACCGCTGAGGAGGACGAAAGCACCTGTCGCCCCCTGGGCCAGCATCACCAGCGCCCACGTGATGTTCGCCCCGTTCTGAATCAGCTCGATCGAGAGCCGGAACGAGGTGCCGTTCAGGTTCGCCCCGCCGCCGCCGGAGCCGAACAGGGTATCGCCGAACGCGTCCTTTCCCAACAGCGACAGCGTCCCGCCACTGATGTTGTCGTAGGCGACTTGCAGACTGGCGACGGTCCCGTTCGTAGTCAGGAAAGCAATCTCCCCAGCCTGGTCACCGCCGGCGGGGATTGAGATCAGGAACCGCATCACGTTCGCCGTCGTGTTGGCGTACGGCAGCAGCGGAGCCGTCCACGACGAACCGTTCACCTGCGGCAACGGCGCCGAGCATGCGAAGGCCGTACTGGAGGACAGCGTCGGCGCCCCCACAGCAAACGTCATCGGCAGGCCGCCGGAAAGTGCCGAGGCGAACTGGGTGGATCCGACAGGGTCCTCGCACGGCCAGTACGCCGTCACCAGGGAGCTGGTGAAGCCGCTTGTGTAGGCCCGCTCCATCGGCGAACGCAGCGGCGCCGAGCCCTGCTGGATGCGCCGCAACGGCCCGGCCGCGGAGATCTGCTCGTACACGTCCTTGCCGGTGATGTCCGAGGTCGTCGGCCACGACGGGACCTCGCCGCAGTACCGGTAGAACCGGACCCCGTTCCAGGTGCGTGAGACACGCATCGGCGTGTTCCGGCCGATCAGACCGTAGTACGGGCCGGTGGCCAGCCGCGGCGTGAACAGGCCGCCGCGGTTGTTCAGCGTCAGCCCGCACGTCTGCGGCGGTGTTTGCGACGTCTCGTTCGACCGGCCCCGGCTGACACGAAGCAGGTTGCGGTAGTACACGTGGTCCGAGACGTCCACCCAGCCGAACGCGCCCATATACAGCTCGACCATCAGGCCGATCGGATCGTCTGGCCCCTGGATCGGCGGTGACCCGGCCGATGGCGCGCCCGTGGGCAGCCAGCCGACATCGCGCCGGCCGAGCCTTCGGGCCCAGCCGGCGGCCAGAGGAGCGGTGGACGTCATCGCAGCGACCTACAGCTCGTTCCAGCAGATCCAGCACAGCATGTTCACACCCGAGGTCGGCGTGTTCGCCCGGATCCGTAGAAACTTGGAGATGGGGATGAGAGGCCGCTCGTCCGGCATCCACTGGTAGTCGTAGTCCAGCGGCACCAGGCCCGAGGCGGCCGGGATCTGGTCGCAGTCGAGCAGCCGCGTGGCGGTGATCGTGCCCTCGGCGGACGCGGTATAGCCGGTGGCCGCCGCGCCCAGCGTTAGTAGCGATGCCGGGCCGTTCGGGTCGTTCTGCAGAACGATGCCGGAGGCGACGTGCGCAGTGACGGTCGCGGCCACATCGGTCTGGATCAGCTCGATGGTGGCGGCGGCGCCGGGCAGGCCCGACAGAGTGTAGCCCCACGAGATCAGCTGGATCTGCCGGGTGGACGGCGTGGCCAGCTGAAGCATCGTCTTCACCGCGGTGCCCGTCGCCACCGGCGTCGGTGGCGCCGTCGTGGGCATCGGTACGTTCCAGCATTTGTAGCTCAACGTCGTCTCCTACCAGGTCTGTCCGAGGGCCTGCTGCACGCTGTTCGGTCCGGTGCCGGCACGGGCCCGGATCCACTGCTTGAAAAGTTCGAAGAGGGCGTCGCCCTGCGGGCCGACCCACTCCAGCATCACCGAGGCGCTGCCGCCGCCGGAGCCGGCCAGATCCGCCATAGAGTCGGGGTTGGAGCGCACCGTGGAGCCGGTCGGCAGGCGCACGATCTCCGGGCCGTGCTCGCCGACGAGGACCATGCCCGAGCGGTCGCCGCCGGTGGCCGCCGCGCCGACTTCGCCGCCGTGGGCGAACGGGTTCAGGCTCTTGACGCTGCTCCAGATCTGCGAGCCGATGCTGCCGATGGCGCTGCCGACGCCGCCTGCCATGTCGCCGATGCCGTTGATCAGGCCCTGGATGATGTCCTTGCCGACGCTGTATAGCCAGGTCCCAGCGTCTTTGAAGAACCCGACGACGGTGTCCTTCACGTCGCCGACGGCCTTTTTGATCCCGCCCAGCGCGGCCTCGGCACCGGACTTGAAGCCGTTCCAGATGTCGCTTGCACCCCTGGCGACCATGGTTTTGATGTCACCCAGGACCCCGCCAATGAGGGACTCGATGTTGTGCCACAGGTCAGCGGCGGTTTGCTTGCAGTCCTTCCACAGCTTCGACCACTTGCCGGTGACCAGGTCCATGAAGCCCTGCAGCAGATCCTTGATCAGGTCCAGCGGGACGTTGATCGCCGCCTTGATCAGGTCCCAGGCGATCTTTACGATGCCGACGATGACGTCCCAGCCGGCCTTGAACAGGCCGCTCACGATGTCGAACTCGGCCTTCACATAGCCGACCACCAGATCCCAGCCGACCTTCACGACCCCGACGACCAGATCCCAGGCCAGCCTGAAAACGCCGATGATTGTGTCCCAGTACGCCTCCGCGACGCCCTCGATAATCCGGAGCTGCATCTCGAAGTAGCCGACGACCAAATCCCATGCCGGCTTGATCACGCCGCCGTAGATGAAGTCCATCGCGTCGCGCACGACCCCGACCAGCTTGCCGCCGGTGTCGTTCCACAGCTGGGTCAGGTTGGCCCAGATCGACGCCAGGTCGCCGGTGATGTGGTGCCACTCCTCGGCAACCGAGGTGGCGATCTTCTCCCAGGCGTCGTGGATCGCCGCGACGACCTTCCCGCCGCTGTCGTTCCAGGCCGTGACCAGGCCGCCCCAGATGCCCTTGATGACGCCGAGGACGTCGCCCCAGATCTGTGCGGCGTCGGTCTTGACGTCGCCCCAGATCCTCGACAGGAACTTCCCGACGTCCTCGGCCACCTTCTTGACGTCGGCCCATACCGTCTTCCAGTGCGTCGCCAGCTCGTAGACCGCGACACCCAGCGCAACCAGGCCCGTGATGATCAGGAAGATGGGGTCCAGCTCAAGCGCGGCCGTCAGCGCCGCCGACGCAGCCTCGAAGATGGCTGTCGCGGCGGCCGCGGCCTTCGTCGCCAGCGAGTACGCCGCCAGCCCGATCACCAGCGTGGCAAGAACCTCGACGACCTTCTCCACGACGTCGTGGTTCCGGCCCATCCAGTCCATCAGGTCCTTCAGGACTGGGATGAACTTCTGGCCCAGTTCGATCATCAGCGAATCGAAGGAGGCCTTCGCCGCGGCCACCTTGAACGCCAGGGTGCCCTGGACCTCGGAGAAGCCCTTCACGTTGCCCTGGGCGTCCGCGCTGGCACCGCTGATGCCCTTGATGGCCGCGGTGGTCGAGTCGAAGTTCTCGCCGGTGGTCATCAGCGCCACGCTCAGGCCCGGCGCGGTGCCCATCAGCTTCTTCAGTGCCGCTTCCTGGTCCAGGACGTTCGGGCCGACCTTCTTCGCGGTCTCGGCCAGGAACTGCATCGTCCCGGCCAGGCCGACCGTGGACAGCTTGGTCCGGACCTCGTCCGAGGAGATGCCCAGGGCCTTGAACTCCTGCTCCTGCTTCGCCGTGGGGGCGATCAGCGACCGCATCGCGTTCGCCATGTTCTGCGACGCCTGGTCGGCGGACATGCCGTGCGCGGTCATCTCTGCCAGCACGCCGGCCACGTCGGAGAACTGCAGGTGCATCGCCGAGGCCAGCGGCAGGATGTTGTGCATCGAGCCGGAAAACTCTTCGAAGGTCGTCTTGCCGAAGCTGACCGCAGTCACCATCTTTGAGGTGACGTCGGCGGCGTCGGAGGCCTTCTCGTGGTAGTCGACCAGGACGTCCGTCACGGCGTTCGCCACCGTCGAAAGGTCCGCGTTCTCGTCCTTCGCGCCCTGCGCGGAGGCCTTCAGCACGGTTAGGCCGTCGGCGCCGTGGTAGCCGGCGGACTCCACCGTGTACATGCCCTTGGACAGCTCTTCGGCGCCGGTACCGACCTGGCCGGCCATGGTCAGCATGCCCTTGCCGACCATCTGCAGGTTCGACGCCGATTCGTTCGCCGACGTCACCAAGCGCGTCGTCGAGGACTCGTAGGCGGTCGCCATCTTCCCGGCCTCGATGCCGATGCCGACCAGCGCGGCCCCGGCGACCAGGCCGACCTTGCTCATCTTCGTGGACAGGTCGGCGGAGTCGGCCTTGGCCTCGGACATGGCGGCCTTGGCCTCGTTCTTGCCCGAGATGACGATCTCGATCAAGTTGCCCATCTACGCGAGCCTCCCGATCGCATGCGGAAGGACCCGGTGGCGCGATGTGCGCTCAGGTCGGGTCACCATCCGCGGGTCTTCCTCTCTCCTCGATAGCCATCAGCTGGAACAGCTCGGCGTCCTCGTCCAGCAGCGTTGCCAGGGTGTAGCCGCCAAAGCGTTCCAGGCAGCGCAACAGCAGGCGGGCGTGGATCAGCTCGACAGGCTCGGTGACAACGTCTCCATCGGCAGTGACGCCTCCAGGGACGGCTGCCCAGAGGTCGAGCCGCCGCCCAAAGGGGCGGAGATGCCGCCGACCGCCGACGTCCAGGCCGTGATGATCGACATGATGACGTTGGGGTCCTGGGACATCAGACCCTCGACGGTGGTCGGGACCGGCTGGTCGTCGTCGTCTTCGAGGTTCCACTCGACTATCGAGGCGGACAGGACGCCGACCATCTCCTCGAACGCCCCGGAGTCCAGCTTCGCCGCGGTGAAGCCGGTACCGAGCTTCTGGATCCGCAGCAGCTGCGCGGTGGAGATGCCGCGGACGACGACGTCGAGGCCTTCCAGGTCGGTGGTCTCGTCGAACACCAGGTGGTACTTCTTCGTGGCCTTGAAGCCCATATCGCAACCCTCAGTTCCAGGTCGGGACGGTGCCGTCCGCAAGCACGGCCGGCACGGCCCACGTGAGCTCGCCGGCGTTGGCGCGGGTGACGGTGTAGTCGGTCAGCAGGCACGAGCACGACAGGTACGGCGTGCTGCCCGCGATCGGCTGGATCTTCAGGTTGCGCGGCACCGACGTCGAGGAGATCGACTTGAACACGAGGTGCGCGCCCGTGGCGTTGTAGACGCCGTTCAGGGTCGCCGAGTAGTCCGCGAGTAGCAGCAACCGCTCGTGCGCGGACTTGTCGACGCCGGTGGTGTCCTGCACGCCGCGCGGCGTGGAGAACGCGAAGTTGGTGACGTCGTTGCTGATGACGGTCGGCGTCGGCGTCGCGTCGTCGCAGGTGACCGTCGCTCCCAGGCCGCTGGTCTTGGCCATGGCCTATCCCTTCTCTCGTAGATCAGCCAGGGAGCCTTCGTGCTCCTGGAAGTCCTCGATCCAGTCGGCGGCACGAACGTGCCGCACCACTCGCTGGGTCGGGTTGCCGCGGAAGTCGCCGTCGCGGACCCAGAATGTGTCCGGGCGTGTCCGGTGCTCGACGAAGCAGCGCTGGAAGGCCTCGAACCGGAACACGGTCAGGCCGGTACCGGTGCGCCGCTCCGTGGAGGTGCGGCCGGACTTGTGCCGGATGTACGCGGCCTGGGCCCGCCCGAGGTCTGTCGCCTCGTCCACGGTGGTTTCCCAGCCGTGCAGCCAGTTCTGACAGCCGACGTCCTTACACGCGGCCACCACGGAGGTGTCCCGGCCGGCCCGGATCGAGTACGTGAGGTAGTCGATCGGACGTCCGGCCGGCTCCGGCCGCCAAGGCTCCTGCGTCTGCATCAGAACACCACCCCCGCAACCTGGTTCACGGCCAGAACCACGGAGAACGTCGCCGAGGAGAACCCGCCGGAGGTGACGGTGCTCGCCCGGACGTACCGCCGGATCGTGGCCGTGTTGGCCACAGCGAGCCGCTGCGTAGCGTGTGCGGTCGTGACCTGGGTGAAGGCTCCGCCGGAGACGTCGGCGAAGCTCACGTTGTCGACGGAGTCCTGCAGCTTGACCGTCACGTCCGTACCGGTGAAGGCGGTCACCTGCAGGTAGGCCTGAAACCCGAACGACGTCGCCGCGGCGTTGTCGACGGCCGTGCCGTTGGTGGCCGCGACGTCGGTCCGCTGGCCGGCAGTGAGCTGGACACCCCACTCCAGGCCGTAGCTGTTGGCGACGGAGGACACCGCGGAGGACAGCATGCCGTCGGCGGCACGGGTCGGGTTGTAGTCGACCTGCTTGGCGACCTGGCAGGCCGCCGGGTTACCGAGGATCCCGCCGCGCAGGTATGCACACACCACGTCGGTACGAGGCAGCGTCGCCAGCACCGGGTGGGAGTGGCCGACGGCCGGGTCGAACAGCGTCGTGAAGTCGATGCCGCCGTCGCGCTGGCCGCCGCCGCGGACGTAGGCGAACTTGTTGATCGGTGTGAAGTCGAACGTCCCCTGAGGGCAGCTGATCTTCGACAGGGCGTTGACCTCGCCGGACAGGTCGTAGCCGCCGATGAGGAACTGGTCGCCGAGGCCGCTGGTCTTGCTCACTGGGACTCACCGCCCTTGCGAACGACCTGCAGCCGCATGCCGCCTTCGAGGACTGCGACTTCGTACTCGCCGAACAGATCGCGCACCCGCGAACGCAGGTCCTCGAAGTCCTGCTGGGTCAAATGCTGCGACGTCGACAGGACGATGACGTCGCCGGGCTCCAGCCGTACCACCGTCGCCTCCTCGACGCCGAGCGCGGCCAGCTCTTCGGGCAGTTCACTCACTGCGCTCACACTCCGTTCGCTTTGCTGATGAAGGCGTCGATGATGGGCTTGGCGATCGACGCGGTCTTCTGCGCGACCGCGTTTGCGGCCCGCCGCATCGAGAAGTAGCCCTTGAACCGGGTCGTGGCGTTGCGGGAGCCGACGCCTTCCAGCCACGGCCCGTACAGCAGCCCTGAGCCCGGGTAGCCGTCGTTCACTACCAGGTGCCCGTCGCGTTTGGCGATGTTGATGTGCGACTGGTACCGCGGCGGCTCGGACGGGTGCCGGAACGAGGAGGTCATGTTCATCTGCCACTGCCACTCGGCATAGGAGGCGACCTCCTCCTGTACGGCCATGACCGCGGCGGCCAACTCGGCCTCGGCGACGCCGGTAAACAGCGGGCCGCGCTCGTTGACGTGGATCGTCTGGGCCATCTACGGCTCCTCCTGAAACAGGTCGTTGACGATCAGCGGCAGCGACACGTCTGTGACGCGGTAGACGGTGCCGTCCTGGTTGACGTAGCCGGTCTTGGCGCGAAGGCCCTGCGAGTGCTGGCCGAGCAGGTCCACGTTGCGGACGACGCCGGTCATGGTGAAGCCGCCGGCGAACTTTGTGATCAGCGCCGCGACCGCGCGCATGATCAGCGGGTCGGTCTGGTCGGCGGGCTGCGACAGGAACGGCATCTGCGGACGCAGCGTGATGATGATCAGGCCCGTCACCGATCCCAGACCCGAGGCCGCGGCCAGTGGTGCAATCTCCTCGTACCACATCGAGCAGGTCAGGCCGTTGCCCGGCTTGGACTTTGGCTCGTGGGTGGCGACGCGTTCGAACTCGCCGGTCTGCCCCGCGTAGGAGGCGACCGCGTCGACGAGGCCCTGGAAGTCGAAGGCCATCAGATCGCCCTGATCCTTCCCTTGCGGCCGAACCGGGTCATGGCCTCGTCCCACAGGTCCGGCAGGCCGGCGCCGATGTTCTTCACCGAGCCTTCGCCGTCGCCCTCGACAGTGGTGTAGCCGCCAACCTCCTGCGTGACCCGGACGACGGACTCGGCGATCGCCAGGTCCCGCAGCAGCGACGGGATCCGCCACGTGACGACCGACGCGCCGTTGCTGTGCGTGGCCGCGGCGGTGCCGTTCTGGCCGCGCAGCACCTTCAGGCTCCGGAAGGCGTAAATGGCTGTGCCGACGCTGTGCGTGACCAGGACCGTGCCGTCCCAGGCGCGCTTCACGGTGACCTGGTTGCCGGTGATGTCAACGATGAGCATCCGCTCGGAATCGATCTGGATGACCTCGTCGATGTGCAGCTGAGTGCCGTCGGTAACACCGATTGCGTCGTCCGACAGCAGCGCGGTGGTGGCGCCGGACAGGTTGGTCTGGCCGGTGGCCAGGGTCGAGCGGTCCGAGACGACCATCCGTTCGCCGTCGACGATGAGCATCTGGCCGACGCCGACAAGCGATCCGTCGGACACCTGCACGGCCGTGGCCGTGGTCGAGTTGATCGGGGAAGCGAGCACCCCGGCGTCGTCGGTCTGCATCCAGTAGCCGAACGTGCCGGTGATCGAGATGTCCCGCTGCGGGGTCGGGCCCACACCGAACGAGTACGGCAGGTCGCGGCGCAGCTCCAGGTACTTGAACGGCGGCCCGGAGTTGATCGGCTCGAAGTTGCACGCCGACAGCGGGATCGATACCCCGCCGGTGGTGACCGCGTTGGGCGCTGTGGGGACGGCCGCGAGCTCGAACTGGTTGAACCACAGCCGCCACGGATAGGCATAGTCGAAGTTCGGCCAGTCGAAGTAGTTCGTGGTGTCGACCGGGTAGAACTTGCGGTGCAGGTGGCCCTTGTCCTCAATGTTCTCGGTCGCGGACTGGATGGCGCGGTCGATTTGCCAGTTGGAGCGCGCGGTCTCCTTGATGTCGGGTGCGCGCTTGACGTCCTCGCGGGTGCACAGGCACGGGATGCTCACAGGCACGTCAGCCGCCCTTCTTCGGCGGCGCGGGCTTGGCGTGCTTCTGCTGCTTGCCGACGGCGTGCACGCGGCGTGCGTTCTTGGCGTGGCCGTGCTTGGCCCCGCCGCTGTGCTTCCTGCTGCCCTGATGCTTCTTCACGGCGCCACCGGCTTCCGGAAGCACCGATCTCCGCCGTCGCGGCACGGCCGCATGGCGGTTTGTTCAGTGGTAGACACCTGCGACCCTGCTTTCTTCTCGCGGAGAACCCCGTGGGGTGGTGACCGTCGTATCCAGTTGTGGCGGTACAGCGGTTCGCCTACGGCAGCCCGCTGTACGAACCGGGGCTTTCGGCGACGCCGTCGAACAGGCCTGCCGGCGGGTCCGGCCGGGTCCAGTCGCGCGGGTACCGCCAACCGTCGTAGGGGCAGTACCAGGTGCCCGGTTCGCTGGGCGGCCCCGATAGCAGCGGCTCGCCGTCGTTCGGGCAGGCGACCGGCGGACCCATCACGTACGGGTCGCGCTCGAACTCCAGCCGCGCCTGGCGACGGATGTCGAGGAGCTGGTACCAGGACACGTGGTCAGCTCCCCTGCGCCGGGGGGTCCGCGGTCGGCGGTGCGTCCTTGGCGGCCTTCGCCGTCTTAGCCGCCGGGGCCGGCGTCTCCTCGGCGGGAGGCTCAGCGGCGGGTGCGGGAGTCGGAGCGGCTTCGGCGGCCGTCGCTGGCGGCGCCGCATCCCCGGCCGTGAGCCGGTCGACCGTCGGGCCTTGGAAGTGGCTGAACCGCGCGCCGAACCTGGCCAGCAGCGCGTGCAGCTCATCGACGAACTCCTGCTCCAGGTGCTCCAGCTCGGCAGGCAGCTTCCCGGACGCGGACAGAGTCCAGCTCATTCGGCGACCTCCTTGTCGACCGTGGCAGCCGAGGACGCGTCGGCGGCCGTCTGGCCGGCCTCGTGCTCGGCGATGCGTGCGGCCAGGTCCGCCTTGGAGCCGGCGGCGGACAGGTTGCGCTCCTTGGCGGCCTCCCGCAGGTGCGACAGCGGCTTCTCGGCCCAGGATTCGGCAGAGTGCACCCCAACCTTGACCTCGGCTGCGACTTCGGCCGCCTCGTGCTCGGCGCGACCAACGAAGCCAACCTCATCCTCGGCGGCGTCGGCGTTCGTCGGGCCGGCCCCGACGGTGATCCTCGGCATCGTGCTTGTTCCCTTCTCGATGAGCTCCGCGGCCTTGGCGTACCGCGGGGCGAGCGTCTGGCAGCGCGGGCACCGGAACAGGCCGAACGCGAAGGTCTGCTGGCATCTGGTGCACGTCTCGATGGGCATCAGGCCGCCGCTACAGTGGCTGCGTCGTCGAACGGCACGTAGGTCATCGACCATTTGACGCTGCCGGTGTCGGACGCACTCGTGGTGATCTGGATGCTGCCGACCGGCACCAGCAAGCCCAGGCTCGCCGACGGCAGCGCGACCGCCCCGGCGACCGGCGTAACCACCAGGGCGCTCCCGAGGGTCGCCGGGAGCGTGAGCCACGAGCCGACCGCGGAGCTGGTGACCGCGGTCGCCGACGCCAGGGTCGTGGCCGCACCCGTTGTTGGCGTCGAGACCACCGTCACCGTCGTGGCCGTCGCGCCCAGGGCCGTAGTCACCTCGCCGACGAGGGAGGTGAGCACGATCCTGCCGCCGGAGACCGTGAAGATGCTGCCCGTGGCAGTTTGGGGAAGGGCCGCGGTTGCGCGGTCCACCCGGATGCCGAGGGAAGCTCCGCGCACGCCGGCCGGCGACAGGATGTAGGACATCAGGACACCGCCGCCCCGTCGTCGAGCGGGATGTACGTCAGCGCCCAGGAGATCGCGCCGGTGTTGGACGCCGACGTGGTCCACGAGATCGTGCCGGCCGAGACGACGTAGGCCGATCCGGCTGGCAGCTGGGCCGCGGCGCCGGCGTTGGCGTTGACGGTCAGCGCACCCTTGGCGGTGGGCAGGTACAAGTGCGTGCCCGCCTCCAGGTTGATGATCGACGTCGCGGTGGCGATGCCGGTCGAGGACGCGGTCCCGACCGTCGGGACCGTGCCAAGCGCCAGCGTGCACGCCTGGTTCTGGATCGCCGTCGACACGGTGCCGATCAGCGATGTGACGATGACCCGGCCGCCGGTGACCGTGAACAGGGTCGCGGTCGCGGTCTGCGGGAGGGCCTGCGCGGTCTTGAGGACCTGCAGGCCGTACTCCAGCTGCCGCAGCGACTTGCCGGTGAGGAAGTTCGCCACGTCAGGCCCCGAGGATTTCGAGGTTGGCCGGCTTGCGCTGGACCACCAGGTCGTGCGGGATCAGCGCCACCAGGCCGGAGCCGCCGGCGGTGACCTTGATGTAGTCGTTCGGGTCGGCCAGCATCGACGTCAGCACCTCGAACGCCGTGGTGTAGCCGGCGTTGGACTGCACGACCGCGTTGGACGCGGCCTGGGTCTGCCGGGTCCAGGCGTGGGTGCCGTTGGTGTCGGCGCGCTGGTAGTAGTGGGTGATGATGGGCCCGGGGCTGGAGTAGCTGCCGCCGAAGCTGCCCGACGCGGTCACGGTGAACGTGTCGTTGCCGGTGCACAGCACCAAAATTCCGGATGCGCCGCGGAACTTGATCGCGGCGCCGGATGCGATCGGAACGGCGTCGACCAGGCGGCCGAGCGCTTCCATACCTGCCATGACAGTCTCCTTCGATGAGGTGGCGGGGCGTCACTGCCGCCTGGGTTGGGTGTTAGGAACGGGTGCCGAGCTGCACGACGGGGCTCAGGGTCGGGCCACCGTTCTTCGGCGTGAGCGCGGTGGAGAGCCACGGGCGGCCGTCCACGCGCTGCACGACGCGGTACGCCGTCTTGTCGTTGGCGAACTTGTAGTGCTCGGAGGCGGAGACCTGCATCTCCATGCGGTCGCCGACCAGGTAGTACGACATGTCCGCGAACGTGATGTCGCCGGTGGTGCCGAGCGGGCCGACCTTCTCCGAGATCAGGACCGGCCGGCCCAGGATCGTCGCGGGCGGGGCGGCGTCGCCGCCCTGGCCGCCGGAGAAGTTGCCGATCCAGACCGGGCCGCCGCCGGTACCGACCGACAGGGCCATGGTGGCCAGCTGCGGGAACACGTCCGGGGAGACAATCCAGCAGGCACGGCCGAGCGAGGTCGGCAGCATCCTGCTGTACATCTTGACGATGTTCTCCCACACGACCGTGGGGCCGTTGCCGGCGTTCTGGCCGTTCTCGACGGCCTGGGTGACTGCGACCGGGGAGTTGATGAAGCCGAGCGGCTCGCCGACGCCGGTGCCGGTGAGGAACGCGACGTCCTCGAACCAGGTGATCGCCTTGGGGAACGTGCCGGAGAAGAAGCCCTCGAACGCCGGGGCGTCCATGAGCAGTTCGTTCGGGACCTCGGCGTAGACCGTCAGCTTCTTGGCGTCCAGGACGACGCGGCCGAACGATGCCTGGGACTCGGTGAGGCCGGCTGCCTCCTCCGTCCAGTACCCGACGACGCCACCCAGGATCGAGGACGTGTGCGACGGGTCGTCGATCGTCGGGATCGGCACGCGCGCGCTCGACATGGGGATGACGGTCGCCCGGGGCCGGACGGTTGCGGTCTCCAGCGCCAGCTGCAGGATCTCGCTGCGCAGCTCCTCCGGGATCAGGAACCCGCCGTCGCCGGGAACCTCGGAGCCGTAGGAGTTCTGAACCTCCCGCAGCTTCTCGACCTTCGGCGCGAGCTCATTCCAGTCCTTCAGCCGCCGCGAGTGGTGCCAGGTGGCGCGGAAGAACTCGCTGGCGTCCTCGAAGATGCCGTCGGCAGCGGCGCCCGGAGCGCGACGGTTGTACACGCTCTTGCGGCCGGCGGTCGCGGACGGAAGCCCTGCGATCATCGGTGTGCGCTTGTGCGACGGCCCGTCGGCCAGGTTCACCTTCGGCGCGTCGGTGGCGCCGTTGTTCTTCAGGTACTCGGCCAGCACCAGCTGCATCTGCTCGCGGGCCTCGGCGCGCATCTCGCCGCGGTCGGCCTTGTCAACGGCCTTGGCGTAGCCGTTGATGAAGCCCTCCAGGTTCTCCTTGGAGGCCCACAGCTCCTTGACCTTGTCGGCGTCGGCCAGGACGTCGGCGAGCCCCGCCGGGGAGTCCGGAATGGTGATCGTCACTTCGCCTCCTCGGCGAGATCGAGCCACGCGGGGTGCGCGGCTGCGTTCTTGAGCCAGGAGGGCGGCCCGGCGTGATCGGTGGTGCCCTCGCCGTCGCCTTTGGAGGCGTCGTCGAGGTGGGCTTGCAGGTGGGCTTTCACGCCGTCGCGGTCACCGTCGGGGATGTCCGCGCCGGACAGTCGTGCCAGGCCGTTGCGGCAGGCGGCCAGGTTGGCCGGGCCGCCTTCGGCCTGGTGGTGTGGGAACTTGTACGAGCTCTTCTTGTCGTCCGCGTCGTCGTCGCCCTTTGCAGGGGTCTCGGCCGCGGCCTCGTCGCTCATCCAGGCGTGGCAGTACCGCAGGACGGCGTCGTCGGCCGGCATCGCCTTCACGGCGGCCGGGCCGTCCCACGGCTTGTCCACGGTCGCGGTGTGGTGGACGGCCAGGGCCTTGTCGGCCAGCGGCATCGATTCGACGCCGAGGATTCGGCCGGCCCGGGCCCGGTTGGACGGGTGGGAATGGTCGTGGTCGGCGTCGCCGTCGTGGCTGTGCTCGTGCTCGTGGGTGGCGTCGTCGCCCTGGTCGCCGCCGGCGGTGTGCGCATGCGTGTGGGTGCCGGTATACGCACCGTGGCCCGGGACTGCGGCGGCCATAGCCGGGGCGTTGAAGAACGCGGACAGGTCGAACTTGGCTGCGGCGGCGAGCGCGGCGGTGGCGGGGCGTTCGGCAAGGCGGTGGGCCAGGCCGGCCGCGACGGCCTCGTTGGCGGTGTACCAGGTTTCGGCCTTCATGGCGGCGCGCCAGTCGGTTCCGCTGCTGGTGGCGTCGTGGTCGGCGTAGATCGAGGCGATGTTGTCGGACACCTTGTCCAGCAGCTCGGCCAGCTCCCGCATGTCGGAGGCGTTTCCGAAGCACATCCCGGCCGCGTCGTGGATCATCATCATGGCGCCGGGGGCGATGATGCGGGTCTTGCCGGCCATGGCGATGAAGCTGGCGGCAGAGGCGGCCAGGCCGTCGACGACGGTGGTGACGTCGCCGGCGCGCTGCGCGAGGCTGTTGTAGATCGCCAGGCCGTCGAAGACGTCGCCGCCGGGCGAGTTGATGTGCACCTCGATGGGGCCGTTGATGCCAGCGAGCTGCTGTACGAAGTCGATCGCGCTGACGCCGTCGTTGAACCAGCCGCCTCCGCCGATCTCGTCGTAGATATCGACGCGCGTCGGGGCGCCGTCGGCCCCGGCGGACATGCGGAACCAGCCCGTCGGCCGCTGCTCGCGGGCCGCGAGGTTGCTCAGGCGCTGCCGGGAGCGCTGCACGACGTTCACCGGGCCATCACCTGTGTCAGCGACAGGTCCGGCAGCGCGCCGGCGCCGACGATCGTCAGGCCGCCCATCTGGTCGGCGAGGTGCTGCATGGTGCTGGCCCAGTTGGCCAGCTCCTCGCGGCCCAGAAACACCGTCAGGGTCGTGCACGGCGTGCGGATCGTCAGCATGGCCATCTTCCCGGCGGCGGTCTGCTGCTCGGAGATGGTCAGCTGCGCCGGGACGCCGGACAGCAGCGTGTTGCCCGGGTCGGCCGGGGGCACCTGCAGGACGGGCTCGGTCATGGGGCGATCGCCTCCTCGGCGGCCGGCTCGCGCGGGTAGTCCAGCGACACCAGGCGCCCGACGCCGTTCTCGCGGACGTAGGTCGGGACCGCACGCGGCGGCGTCATCAGAGGGTCCAGGCCCGCCATGTCCGGTGCCGTGATGACCAGGTCCAGCGTCAGGCCGTAGTTGCCGATGGTGCTGTGCAAGATCTCCACGTCTTCGGGCAGCTGAAGTAGCTGATGGATCAGCTCCATGGAGACCGGGATGACGGCTCGCTTGGCCATCAGACACCCGCCTTCTCGTGGTGGTTGTGGCCGTTGGCCTTTAGGGGCTTGCGGTAGGCATCAACCAGGAAGTACGGCAGGCCGTCCAGCGCTGCCGGGACGTCGCCGCCGTTGTCGGCGCTGCTGCTGCCGGAGTCCCCGACGTAGTCGCCGACGATGGTTCCGCGGCACCGATCCCCGCCCGCGCAGCTGATGTAGCCGCCGTTCGGGTACAGCTCGTCGATCTCGTCGGCGATGTTGTCGTCGAGGCTGTTGCCGATGTACTGGCCGTCGATGGCGCGGCACGCCGAGCAGGTGTTCTTGTCGTTGATCTCGGACGCGAACAGGTCGACCGAAGGGCCGCCGAGGAACGTCGCGATCCGGGACTCGTTCTGCGCCGTAGACAGGGCGCCGGGCAGCTTCGACGTCAGGGAGGCGTCTGACAGGGCGCCCAGCGCGTCCTCGACCTGGCTGGCCACGTCCTCGGGATCGGCGTCGCCGGCTGCGGCGAGCCGGGCCGCCGTCGACCCGGCGGACAGTGCCAAGCCCGCGGCCTGAAGCGCCGCGATCGTGGAGGCGACGCGGGAGATCACCTCAGGATTGGCGGCCTGGGCCTCGATGTCGATGCCCTGCTTCTTCGCCTCGGCCACGGCCTGCTTCGCCGCGGTGGCGGCCATGCCGGTCATGGAGGTGGTGAGCAACTGCGCGCCGTCGCTGGAGTCAACGGTCAGTTGGGCCAGGCCCGCGGCGTCGCCGTCGTCGACGAGGCGCCGCACCTGATCGGCGAGCTGCTTGATCTGGCCCGGCACAATCTGCGAAAGCCACGCGGCCACGAGGATCGCAACGGCTTCCTTCCAGTGCCGGTCGACCTCGTCGAGGTTGTGCTCGGGCGCGGTCTTGCCGCTACCGTCGGCGCGGATGGCGTGACGGTGGCGGTTCTGGGAGTCGGAGTCGCCGCCGTCGGGGGTGTCGTCTGTGCCGGGCTGTGCCGGCGCGCCCGGGGAAGCGGGCGCGCCGGGCACAACCCACCCGGGCGGGACCGCGGGTGTCTGTGTGGCCTTCTCGGCGACCTTCATGTCCGGCAGGCCGACGGCCTCCAGAACGTCGTGCGGGTCGTAGCCGGCGGTCACCAGGGAACCGGCGGCCTCGGCCTTGCTCTTCAACTCCAGGGCGTCGGCTTCGCGGTTGGAGGAGATCGCGTTGTCGTGGTCCATCTCAACGCCGTCGCCGGTGGTGCCGAACAGCTTCAGGTAGAAGCAGTTCAGGGTGTCCTTCCACCGGTCGAGCCGGTCGGTGACCAGGAAGGCCTCGAACTGCTCCTGCGCGGTCTGGGCGTTGGCGCGGTTGACGTCATCGCTGGCGCCCATGATCGCCTTGTGCATGGCGAACGGCTCGCGGATGACGTCGCGGGAGACGTTCCGCAGGGTGCTGAAGTCCATGTCGCGGATCGTGTGGGCGTTCGGCACCCATACGGCGCCCTGCTCCAGCACGGCAACGCGGTGCGCGGCCCCTACGCCGCGGTGGGTCTCGCGCCAGCGCGCGGTGAGCTCGTTCCACTCGTCGTCGTCGAGGCGCTTGTCGACCTGGATGACACCACCGGGTGTGGCGGAGTTCAGGAAGAAGTTCCGGTTCCACTGCGCGCTGTACTTGGCGGCGTCGATGTCGACGAGGATCGACTGGATCGGACCCAAGCCCCTGTACGGGTCGAACGGGTTCGGCAGCAGGGTCGCAATAACCTCGTCCGGCTGCAGCGGCACGACCTCGCCGGACGGGCCGGTGTAGATATAGCCGGCCAGGAACTTGTCGGTGCCGGGGATCGGCTCCATGCGGTCGGGGCGCACGGGCCACAGGCCGAGCGGGATGGTGGAGGCAGGGTTGCGCTGCACCACGATGTAGGACTCGCCGGTCAGATCGAGGTAGGTCTGGCCGAGTTCGCGCAACCGGAACCCGGACATCGCGGCGTTCGGCGCGTTCCACAGGGCGATCGCCTGGTGCTGCAGCACCTCGGTGCGCTGGTCGGATCCCTTGTCGCCGGTGGTGTAGCGGACGCGGCCGTCCTGCTTGGCTTGCCGGTACAGGTGCCAGGGCACCTTCGCGGTCTGCCGGGCGAGCATGGACACGATGCCGTAGACGGTGCCGCTGCTGCCGTAGGCGCGCATGTAGGCGGCGAGGTCGTTGCCGCCGGCCATGAGCGAGGCGGGGGCGTAGCCGGGCCGGGAATAGCGCAGGGGCGGGGTGTTGCTGCCGCCGGTGCCGCTGCTGACAGCCGAGACGACCTTGCCGATGAGGCTCATCAGTCGCGGGACCAGTCGTAGGCCCACATGCTCAGGCCGGTGACGAGCAGCCCGATGCCGGGGCTAACGTGCCCGGCGGCGAGCTGGAAGGCGCTGGTGTCGATGGTGATGAAGCCGCCGATGGTCAGCGCGGGGCTCGAACGGAGCCGCGCCGCGCTGACCATCGCGCCGGCCTGGTCCACCGCCCTGTTCCAGGCCGCCCGCATCCGCTGCCGGGCCCGAGCCCCGACGGCGGGCGCGTCGTGGGGAGTCGCGGTGATGGTTGCCATGGCCGCACCTCCCACATGCCCCGATGCAGTTCGTGATACGAACAGTTGCGGCCTGCATTAATTGCCTGTTGCATCAGTTCGCGATACGAACAAGGTAGCGCACGGGAACGCCTGTTCGAAAGTGGTCACGCGCCCACCTCCGCATAAGAAGCATTATGCGGATAAGATCATTCGCTAAACGCCACGTCAGAGACACGGACCCAACCGGTCCAGGCCGCCGGCAACTAGCCATGCACCGCCCCGCAGCGGCTACCCTGAAGCATGACTTCCGCTCAGGTCGAGACCGACTACGCCGACGCCTACGAAGACTCCAGCGCCTGGTGCCACACCTGTAACGACAAGCCGCCACTGGACATCCCCAGCAGCACATCCCCGTCCGGCGTGCGCATCCTCAAGGCGGGCACGAAGTGGGACTGCCCTAAGTGTGAGGCGCGCTGGGTTGTCGCGCGGATCGAAGAGGTCGGGCTGCGCTGGATGACGGTCGGCAGCGCTTCCTGAGCGCTCAGCCCAGCGTCCGCACGCGGGGCCGGCCGCCAAGGTCGCGCTCGGCCACCATGTAGCGCATCGCGTCGCAGCCGTGGTCGTCCTGCTTCACCGGGTTCTCGCGCTGGTCCGGCTTCACGCCCTCGGGCCAGACGTAGCCGGTGATCTCCTGCTCGGTGCACAGCGGCAACTTCGCCGCCTCCAGCTCCTTGTCGATTTCGACCACCGCATTGCGCACGATGTACAGCCGCGGACGCCCGTCGCCCTGGACCTTCAGGCGCGACTGCACGGCCTGTACGCCGTCCTTCACCGTCTTGTGCGCCTTCGACGTGCCCAGGCCAAGGTGCCGGTCCAGGGTCGCGCGGTCCTCGGCGTCGTGGTCGCAGATGACGGCGCGGGGCCGCGGCTCGATCCACTTCAGCTCGCAGACCTTGCAGGTCTGGCAGTCGTGGTCCTCCGCCTTGGATTTGCAGCAGACCGCGCAGCGGCGCACGATCCGCAGGATCGTCTTAGCGTGGTCCTCCACCAGCGTCTTGGTCTTGTAGATCTCGCGGTACAGCCATAGCCGGCCATCCGGGTCCTCGGCCCAGCACTGGAGCACAAACGGGTTCGAATACCCGAAGTCGACCGTCCACCACCTGGTCCACGTCTCTGAGCCTTTCGGAAGCTGGTTGACCAGGTGTATGGCCGGGTCCCAGTTCTCGTAGACGATGCCCTCGGCCGAGGTCCACTTGCCCTCGAACAGACGCTGGCGGCGGATCCCGGTGAGCGCGGAAAGCTTGCCGAGGATGTAGGTCCTGCCGGCTGGCGTGTAGCTGCCGTCGCGGTTGACGTAGGCGGGGTTGTCACGGTGGGTGGAGTACAGCATCTTCAGCGTCCCGGCCTGGGCCCGCTGGATCATCCAGTGGTGTTCGGAGTCGGGGTTGCAGGCGGCGATCTGCTGCTGTTGAGCGCGCTGGCCGTTACGTAGCCGCGTGCCGATCGTTTCCCAGTCGGTGAGGGACAGCTCGGTGGCCTCGTCGACAAACACGAGGTCGTACTCCGACGACATGATCTTCTCGGGCTTGTCCAGACCGCCAACGACGATGACCGCGGACACGGCACCGTCACGGTGATACCGGTAGCAGGCGGCTTCCTGCCGGGACCCGCCGTACCAGGTGACAATCCGCTGATCGAGCGCGGCCTTGGCCACCTTCTCCTTGTAGGTGACCAGCGTCGTCGAGCCCAGCGACACCGCGGTCTTGCGCAGGATCAGACCGCGGAACCCGGGGTTGTTCAGCGCGGCCAGGTGTATCCGGAACAGGCAGGCCACGGACTTGCCGGTGCCGGCCGGGCCGGAGATGACGATCTCGCTGTCGCGGCTGGTGAACAGTTCGACCGCGGCGCCGCGCGGTTCGTAGCGGACGACGGTCGGGGCGGGGGTCACTTCAGGTCTTCTGTGGGGATGCCGAGGATCTCGTAGGTGACGCCGCCGGACACGTTCAGTTCGGCCTTGGCGTACAGGCCGAGCAGCTTCGCCTCGTGGTCGTTCAGCTTCAGCAGTAGCTCATCCAGGCGCACCAGGCGGTCCACGGCGGCCAGCAGCGTCGGATCGTCCTGGACGCCCTCAATGACCTTGCCGCTTTGGGTGATGACGACGCGGCCGTCGCGGTACAGCACTTCCAGGACGGCTTCGCGGCTGGCTTCGGCTTCGCGGCGCTGCTCGTCGATCTGGGCCAGCTGTGCGTTCTTGCGTTCGTGGTCACGCTGGGCCGAGGCGGCCAGAATGGGCCGGTCGCGCAGGGCCCGCTTGTGCAGTTCGTGGGCGCGCTGGCGGTTGATGCCGAGACGTTCACCGATCTCGCGGAAGGTCAGGCCTTCGTCGCGCAGCTGCACGACGACGTCGCGGCGTTCGGCTGCCGCGTGGGCTTGGTTGCTGTAGTCGCCGCCGGGCACGTCCATCCCCTCAGCGTCCGGCGGACACCGCGAGGTGCTCATCGTCGAGGTGGTCAAGCGCGTCGCCGTAACCGGCCGTGAGGGTCACAGCGGGATAGGAGGCCTCGAGGCGGCAGATGTGGCATGTCCACAGCCAGCCGTAAGGCCCGGAGAACCACCAGCGCCAGCGTCGGTCGCGCCAGGTCTCCTTGCGCAAGCTCATCGGTCGGCTGCCGCTCATCGTGGCACCGCCCCAACTGGCAGCCCGGTCAACGGGTCACACTTAACCCACCGCGGCTCAGGAGGCTGGCCAAGCGTGACGGTGAGGTCGACGCCTTCGATGCGCACCCGCAGCGTCCCCGGCGTCATGCACGGGTCCTCGAGGATGAAACAGCCGTCGGGCAGGGGCTCACCGTACACGCGGGCGGTGGGCAGCTGCTCGTTGAGGTACGCCCGGTCTTCGGGGTGCACCGTGAGGGTTTCGGCGACGGGCGGCCGCCAACGGTGGCACTGCTTGCATTCCCGCCATTCGCGGGCGCTGGGGCCGGTGCCGTAGGTATGTGGGTTCTGCGTGGTGCCGCAGGGGTAGAGCAGGTCTTCGGACCAAAACAT